GTTTAAACGTATATATGATTTTATAAAAGAAGCAAACGAAAAACGAGTAGCATACTGGCAGCTAAACAATATGTCAGACAAAGCTCTCAAGGATATGGGAATAAGCCGTGGCGAAATCTACGACAAAATCTACGGTCAACAAGGCAGGTAATTATACCAAGCCCACTATGCGTAAAAGACTTTTTGAAAAGATTAAAGCTGGCAGTAAAGGTGGTAAAGCTGGGCAGTGGTCAGCACGTAAAGCTCAGATGTTAGTCAAGCAGTACAAAGCTAAGGGCGGGGGCTATAAATAATGCCCCTCGCTAAATCACAACAAAGTTTAAAAGCTTGGACCAAGCAAAAGTGGAGAACTAAAAGTGGTAAGCCTAGTGCTAAAACGGGAGAACGTTATCTCCCTACTGCTGCTATTAAGTCTCTCAGCCCTTCTGAGTATGCAGCAACTTCACGAGCCAAACGAGAAGGCACGAAGGCAGGTAAGCAGTTTGTGGCTCAACCTAAAAAGATTGCAAAGAAAACCGCTAGATTTAGAAGGACTTAAACCATGAATGTAAGTTTAGGGCTACTAGATTACTTACCATTACCACAAATGCCATTTGATAAAGTAAAATTAACAGAAGGTACAACAAAACAAGAAGTTGTAGAAACTTCAAAAACAGCAATGGAACGAAAAGCAGATAAGTATAGGTATGAGGATGTATATGCATACCACCCACACAATGCAAATAGACTATATCCTAAACAAGGACGTAATGTAGACTTTGTAGTGTGGTAGAAAGGAAAACAATATGGCAAGTACAATTATTGATAACTATAAAGTATTTCCACGACTTATGATGCTTGTAGTAACTATTCTGACGTATCAGTCAGTTCACTGGTATATGTCACTCCCTGACCCTAGTAATGGACAAGCAGGTCTTGTATCAGTATGTATGGGTGCATTGACAGGTTGTTTTGGTATTTGGATGAACAAAGAGGCCAAGACTGATCGTGGTACAGGCTGATGTATATTATTGTTCTAATCCTTTTTCTAGGTGGTAATCATCAAGTAGGTTCAAATCAAATACTGTACGCAAATGAAGAAATGTGCGAGGCAGACAGAGCAGTAATGGTACAAAAGCTAGAGCAAACTAAGCCTACTCCAGATGCTTTTGTAATTACTAAATGTGTAGAGATGTCTTTCGAAAATAAATCAAAAGGAATAGCCTTATGATTCAAGCATTAATAGGACCAATAACTCAATTAGCAGGAACATGGTTAAATGGAAAAGTTGAAACTAAAGCTGCAGAAACTAGAGCACGTGTTGCTAAGTCTGAAGCTGAAGCACAGATTATGCTCTCTCGTGCAACGAGTGAAGCAGATTGGGAAAAAATTATGGCTCAAGGTAGCCAGAATAGTTGGAAAGACGAGTGGCTAACTATTTTATTTTCTATTCCACTTATACTTGTATTTACAGGAGATTGGGGTAGGGGAGTAGTTGCCAATGGATTTACAGCCCTTGAGACTATGCCAGATTGGTATCAATATACTTTGGGTGTAATTGTTGCTGCTAGCTTTGGTGTAAGGTCTGCTACTAAACTTTTTGGGAGAAAGTAAATGGCTGAAAAAAGTAAAAAGAAACAAATTAAGTTAAGCAAAACTGCTGCAGGTGCTCAACAGTACATAAATATAGATCCATCTAAAGATACATTTGATCAAATACAAAGTAAAATAAAAAAAGCAAAAGATAAAGTAACAAGTGATAGACGAAAATTATCCTATGATGAATTTGTAAAAAAATATGGTGGTAGTGTTTCTGAAATACGAAGAATGCTAGATAACCAACAAAATGCTGCACTTTCTAAATTATATAAAGAAAAATATGGTAAAGATGATAATGTAGGAAAAATGTATGATGAACTAGAAAAAAGTGGAAAAGAATCGTACAAAAAAATAAAAAACATTAGAGAAGATTATCAGAAAAAATCTAAAGGTTCATCAGACTATCGTAAAGGTGGAATGGTTTTATCTAGCAAAGATAATAGAAAGAAAAAATAATGGCATTTAAACTAAGCAAACGATCACTAGATAAACTGGAGGGTGTTCACCCTGACATGGTAGCTACAGTTAAACGTGCTATTGAATTAACTACAGTAGACTTTGGTGTGACCTATGGTGTACGTACATTAGAAGAACAGAAAAAACTGTATGCTTCAGGACGTTCACAAACTATGAACTCTAAGCATTTGATTCAGGACACAGGCTATAGTCATGCCGTAGACCTTGTTGCATACGATGGATCAAATGTAGTTTGGGAATTAAATGTTTACGATAACATTGCAGATGCAATGGCTGAGGCAGCTAATGAAATAGGTTGCCCCATTAAATGGGGAGCAGCTTGGTCAGTAGGAGATATTACCAAGTATATAGGTACTATGGAAGACGCAATGAATGAGTACATTGATTTGCGTAGATCTGAAGGACGCAGACCATTTATTGATGGCCCACATTTTGAGATGATGTAATATGACTAGACAATTAACAGAACAGCAACAGAAGTTTTTAGATGTCTTGTTTGACGAGGCAGCAGGTAGTGTAGTAGAAGCTAAAAAACTTGCTGGCTATTCTGCTGGTACATCTACAACTCAAGTGGTAAATAGTTTAAAAGAAGAAATACTAGACGCCACACATATGTATATGTCACGTAATGCACCTCGTGCTGCAGTTGCAATGGTAGGTGCTCTAATGGACCCAACAGAATTAGGCATACGTGATAAAATGCAAGCAGCAAAAGAATTACTTGATCGTACTGGTCTAGTAAAAACAGAGAAAATGCAAGTAGAAGCAAAGGGTGGTGTGATGATAATGCCACCTAAACAGGTAGAAGAAGATTGATTAAAACTGGCGTTTGGAAACTCCCACAACCAACCGACTTACAAGAAGATAATGAGTGGATAGAAATTCCACGAATCGCACGAACTGTCCCGTTTGGCTACGAACTACATCCTGATGATAGTGAAGTCCTAGTACCAATACCCGACGAGCTAGACAAGCTACAACAGGCTAAGAAGTATCTAAAGCAATATTCATATCGTGAAGTTGCTAATTGGTTATCCAGAAACACAGGTAGATACATATCACACGTAGGATTAAAGAAACGGTTAGATAATGAAAGAAGACGGTACAACCAAGCTAGAAGCCTACGCAGATGGGCAGACTATGCAAAAAAGGCAATCGCCAAAGCGGAAGCCCTCGAAACCAAGAGGCTCAACAGCAAAAACAACGCAGAAGAAACAGACAGCAACACCAGCGCAGCCTAAACCTATAGTTACAGAACTGCCAATGGAAGAACAACATAATGTTGTTTTTAAACCAAATGCTGGCCCCCAGACAGATTTTCTTGCTGCAGGTGAACGTGAAGTGTTGTATGGTGGCTCTGCTGGTGGTGGTAAGTCATACGCAATGTTGGCTGATCCTTTGCGGTTTATGGGACACCCAGCTTTCTCAGGACTATTGTTGCGTCACACAACAGAAGAACTTAGGGAACTTATATTTAAATCACAAGAAATGTACCCTAAGATATGGCCTGGAATTAAATGGTCAGAACGTAAGATGCAGTGGACTGCGCCCTCTGGTGCAAGATTATGGATGTCCTACCTAGATAGGGAAGATGACGTCCTGCGTTACCAAGGTCTGGCATTTAGCTGGATAGGCTTTGACGAGTTGACACAATGGCCTACACCATTTGCATGGAATTATATGCGATCTCGTCTACGGTCCACTGCACCTGATCTACCAGTATATATGAGGGCTACTACCAACCCAGGAGGTAGGGGCCATCATTGGGTCAAGAAAATGTTTATTGATCCTGCACCACATGGAAAGGCGTTTGATGCTACTGATATTGAGACAAGTGAAGTCTTACGTTATCCTGCAGGACACGCAAAAGCTGGCAAGCCTTTATTCAAACGTAGGTTCATACCTGCCCGTCTTACCGACAATCCTTACCTAGCTGAACAAGGTGACTATGAAGCAATGCTTCTGTCACTACCAGAGCAACAACGTAGGCAGCTACTGGAAGGTGATTGGGATATTAAAGAAGGTGCAGCCTTTACAGAGTTTGACAGAAAAATACATGTAGTAGAACCGTTTTATATTCCTAGCAATTGGGTTAAGTTTAGGGCATGTGACTATGGGTACGGAAGTAAATCAGGTGTTGTATGGTTTGCTGTAGCTCCAAATGAACAGTTAATTGTTTACAGAGAATTGTACGTATCTAAAGTACTAGCAACAGATTTAGCTGATATGGTACTTGACTTAGAAGCTGAAGATGGTAACATTAAGTATGGAGTTCTTGACTCTAGTTTGTGGCATAAACGTGGTGATACTGGACCCAGCCTAGCAGAACAAATGATACAACGTGGATGTAGATGGCGTCCATCTGACAGGTCAAAAGGTTCTAGGGTAGCAGGTAAAAACGAAATACATAGACGCTTACAAGTAGACGAATTTACAGAAGAACCAAGAATTGTATTTTTTAATAACTGTACAAACTTAATTGCACAATTACCTGCATTACCTATTGATAAAAGAAACCCAGAAGATATTGACACAACTGCAGAAGACCACTTGTACGATGCATTGAGATACGGTATAATGTCAAGACCACGATTTAGTGTATTTGATTATGACCCGTATGGAAGAACCTCAACAGGAATGCGAATAGCTGACGCTACCTTTGGATATTAGGAACAATCATGGCAGAAGAAAACGAAGGCTTTATTGAAGATGATGCAATTGCCTTAGCAGATGCAGAAGATTCTATTGTAGAAGATGCCGATACAAATAAAATTATTCCATTTGTAATGGAACGATACCATCGTGCAGAAGACTACCGTAATCAGGATGAAGAACGGTGGTTAAGAGCTTATCGTAATTATCGTGGTTTATATGGCCCAGATGTTCAATTTACTGAAGCAGAAAAATCAAGAGTATTTATTAAAGTAACTAAAACGAAAACACTTGCAGCGTATGGTCAAATTGTAGATGTATTGTTTGCAGGTCAAAAATTTCCATTGACAATTGATCCGACAGAACTTCCTGACGGTGTAGTTGCAGATGTAAACTTTGATCCTAAAGAGCCAGAGCAGCTAAAACAATCTGAACTAGGACAGGAAGTAAGTCCGTATGGATATGCTGGGGATGGAAGAGATCTACCTGCAGGTGCTACAGCTAAAACTCTTTTAGAGAGTCTTGGACCTCTTAAAGATAAGTTAGAAAATATTAATGGTGTTCGTGAGGGTGTAGGTAAAACACCAACTGCAATTACATTTAGCCCAGCTATGATAGCTGCTAAAATGATGCAAAAGAAAATACATGACCAGTTAGAAGAATCTAGTGCAAGTAAACATTTACGTAGTACGGCATTTGAAATGGCTTTATTTGGTACTGGCGTAATGAAAGGCCCATTTGCTGTAGATAAAGAATACCCTAACTGGAATGAAGATGGTGAATATGCACCTCTTATGAAAACAATTCCACAGGTTTCTCATGTTTCTGTTTGGAACTTTTATCCAGACCCAGATGCAAATAATATGGATGAAGCTCAGTTTGTAATTGAACGACATAAAATGTCTCGTACACAATTACGTGCATTAAAGAAACGTCCATACTTTAGATCTGCTGTAATTGATGAAGCAATTCAACTTGGCGAAAATTATAACAAAGAATATTGGGAAGATGATCTATCTGACTATGCACCAGAACATGGTGTAGAACGTTATGAAGTTCTTGAGTATTGGGGTATGTGTGATACCGAAATGCTTATAGAGCAAGGTGTAGATATTCCTAATGAACTACAAGACGTAGATGAACTGCAAGCAAATATTTGGATTTGTAATGGTAAATTGCTTCGTATGGTTCTTAATCCGTTTAAACCAGCCAAGATACCTTACATGGCTGCACCATACGAATTAAATCCATACTCATTCTTTGGAGTAGGTATTGCAGAAAATATGGATGATACCCAAACTCTTATGAATGGGTTTATGCGTATGGCAGTTGACAATGCTGTATTATCTGGTAATCTTCTTATTGAGGTAGATGAAACAAACTTAGTCCCAGGCCAAGACCTTAGTGTATACCCTGGTAAAGTATTTAGACGTCAAGGTGGTGCTCCAGGGCAAGCTATCTTTGGTACTAAGTTTCCAAATGTTGCAGCAGAAAACTTACAGCTATTTGATAAGGCGAGGGTATTAGCAGATGAGTCAACTGGATTTCCATCTTTTGCACATGGTCAAACAGGCGTTTCTGGAGTTGGTCGTACTGCTTCTGGCATTTCGATGCTTATGGGTGCCGCACAAGGCGGCATAAAAAGTGTAATCAAAAATGTAGATGACTATCTATTACGTCCTCTTGGTGAGGGGTTGTTTAGATTTAATATGCAATTTGATTTTGATCCTGAGATTAAAGGTGACTTAGAGGTTAAAGCTCGTGGAACAGAAAGTCTTATGGCTAATGAAGTACGTAGCCAAAGACTTATGCAGTTTATGCAGATTGCATCTAGCCCAGCACTAGCACCCTTTGCAAAGTTTCAATATATCATTAGAGAGATTGCAAAGTCTCTTGAACTTGATCCCGACAAAGTAACCAACAATATGGATGAAGCTGCAATCCAAGCTGAACTTATGAAAGGGTTTCAGCAACCAGCCCAACCAGCCCCTGCAGGTGCAAACCCAGCAGATCCCACAGGAGCAGGTGGAGGCACTATAGGTACTGGACAAGTACCATTACCACAGGAACAAGGATTTAGCGGAAATGCAGGACAAGGAGCACCTCAACAAGCTCAAGGGGCTGGTGAACAACCACCAGCAATGGGACCAGTTCAGTAACTATTTAGACTTACTGATAGCCCAGCAACATCGTTCTATGGAACAAACAGACAACATACAAATAATGTATAGAGCACAAGGTGCCATATATATGTTGCGTAGATTAAAATTATTACGTGACGAAGTACTTAAATCGGGATAAATAAATGGCAGGATTAGGCAAAGGACTTAAAGCATTAGTAGGGTCTGTTACTCCACCTAAAAAAGACATAAATCCATTGCTAAAGCAAATGGAAGAAATTTTTACATCTCCTGATTCTGATCTTTTTGATAAAGGTCCAAACTCTGAAACAGAATTAGTAGGAAGATTCTATTCTCCTGTATATTCTGCTATTGAAAAAATGCCTATAGGTAAAGAAGGCACTAAAGGTGAAAACATTATGGGGTACTTAAACAAACGTGCTCCTAATGTAGATAAATCTGAACTAGAATCTTTTAATATTAATCTTGATCCAAATAAAAAATATACTAGAGAAGAAATATTAACATTAGCTAAAGAAAAAGGTTCTCCTGATTATACTATTGAAAAACAAAAATATACAGACTATGAAGATACTCAAAGACAAAATGTTTCTGATAAAGAAGTAGAGTATGCTGAATTAATACTTCAAGGAAAACAAGATTATACAAAGCATTCTACTAAAACACATTTTGGTGGAAAGAAAAATATAGGACACTCAAGAGTTTCTATTAGAGAAGAAATGCCTGAAGGTGGTCCACTTTCACAAAAAACAGTAGATCGTCCTCGTTATCTTTTAATTGAAGAATTACAAAGTGATTTAGCTAAAGTTAGAGATGATCTTCCAAACGAAGAAAATCCTATAACTAATTATTACAATCAGGATTCTCCTTTTGATCCTAATATAGACATTGAACAATTTAATCGTGAAGTATTCTATCCAAAACTTTCACGTAATTTTGATGACCTAATAGAAGAGTTAGAAGATATTTTTAATATATATGTAGATAAAAATGTAGTTGCAACAATTAAAGATTTTTATTCTACTACTTTTGATCCTGAATTAATAGACAGTATTGATGATTTTAAAAAAATATATCAAGATGATACTTATAAAAATCAATTAATAAAAACATTAAAAGATAAACACAATATTGATGCTGCAGGAAGAGATATAGAAACCGTTTCACTAGATGCAATTAGAAAAAAATCAGACACTTCATCTGGAGAAACGGATTGGTCTTCTGATGGTGAACGTGAATTATCTCCAGATGAAGTTTTAGAAAGAGAAGTAAAAGGTGCGTTAATACGTACTAAAACATTTATAGATAATCTTTATTTAACTGGTGCTCCAAAATCGCAATTAAACCTAGAAGAAATACAAACACTACCTGTTGCTACTAGAACTGAGTATGTAAAACGATTACTTTTAGCAAACATTGCATATGCAAAACAAAATAATATTAATAAAATTGTTATTCCAAATTACAAAGAAATAGCAAGCCAAAGAGTAGATACTTTTAGTACTGTTTTATCTAGTAGAAATTGGAATACGTCTGATCCTTTAGTGCAAAAATACAAAAAGGCACGTGAAAAAGGTAAAGAAGTTGAAGTAGCACAAGAATATTTTGAAGGCGTGTTTAAACCTATATATGAAGATGCTGTAAAAAAAGTGTTAAACGGTTTAAAAACAGAAACAAAAAATGCTATTAAAACAAAACCAAAAGAATTAAAATACCCAGACTTAACTCAACCAAGTGGTTTTCGTACATCAAATTCATTAGAAATAGATATTACAGAACTAGACTATAATCCTAAAACCAGTGCCTTTAGATTTAATGAAGGCGGTGTAGTAAACTTAAAACAAGGTGTAACCCCAATGTTAAAACAACAAATGGAACTATTTAGACGTGGCGGTCTTAACGACGAAGGCGGCGAAATAGATGAAGTATCTGGAAATGAAGTTCCCATTGGCGGAACTAAAAAAGGCGTAAGGGATGACGTACCTGCTATGGTAAGTGAGGGTGAGTTTGTTTTTCCAGAAGATGTTGTTCGATATATTGGTTTAGATAAACTTATGCAATTGCGTCAGCAAGCTAAAATGGGTTTGAAAAAAATGGAAGCTATGGGTCAAATGGGTAATGGTGATGAAGCCACTATTCCTGATGATTTACCATTTGATATGGCTGATCTTATTATTGTTGCTGGTGATACTGGTGAAGAATTAGAAATGCAAGAGGGTGGTTTTGTAATACGACCTACTACAGTTAGACGCACAACACAACAACCTACTTATGCACAACCACCTGCAGTTACTATGCCTTATGAAAGACCAGTATTTAGAAGTGTACGTGCATTAACGCCCACAATACCTCGTCCAGCGCCTAGCGTTATAAATTTTGACAAACTTATGGGTGATGCACGTATTAATTTTAAAGAGTATAGAAATGAAAGTGGGCAGTCTATACTTATTCCATTTTTAGGTGGTAGTCCTATTTTTCCTATTCCACAAGGCTATTCGTTATACCAACCCTCTGCAGAAGAAACTACAACTGAAAAACAAAAAGTAGTTGAAACTATAAATGAAGCATTAGCAAACGCACCTCGTGATTCTTCTGAAAGTAGAAGTAGTTCTGCAATGGTCAAAAATAAATTTACGGAAGCTGGTAGTTGGGAAGGTGTACCTCTTGATATGTATATTAAAGAAGCTACTAAATTTGTAGATGGTACTTCTTCACTTGCTACAGGTATTATGGGAGCATTTGGTGGTTTACCTATGGGTTTGTTTACAAGAGTGGCTGCATCTGACCAAAAGAAACGCATACTTGCAACTATTGATAAACGTATTCAAGAAGCTATGGGAACACCTATTGAAGGACAAGTTGCACAGCTAAGAAAAATTAAAGCTATACTTGAAGGTAAAGAAGCACCAGCAGGTGCTTTTGATAAAGTTAAAAGCATAGTAAATGGCATACTTGCCCCTGAAGGAGTAAAACAACAAACTGTAAAAGTTGCAGCAAATTCACCTGTTAAAATAGAAACACCTGAATCTGATGCAGCTTTAGCTGAACAAGTTCAACAGTATATTTTAAGTGGTGATGGTACTTCACCTGAACTTGCAGGAATTATGCAAGATGTGGCAGACTATGAAATGGGTAGACCTACTAGAATAACACAAGAAACTATAAATCAAATAGAACAACTTAGAGCAATGGAACGGCAAGGCGTAGATCCTTTAGATATAAGCCAAGTACCTCCTGTACCTACACAAGCAGTTAGACCTGCACCTCAAATAGGAGAATTACCTGCAGCACCTACAATGTATCAATCTCCAGAAGAAGTGTATACAGATTTAGAACGTGGATTAATTACTAGAGGTGGTCAACCTATTCAATATTTAGATGAAAAAGATATTGCTAGAGAGGCTTATTCAAAACAAGCTCCATCTCAACCCTATGAATTTTTTGAATCTGTTCAATTACCTCCAGAAACAGGTGGTATGCTTAGAGATGGATCAGCACAACCTATAGATCCGTTAAGACGTTTAAAAGAAGAAGAAAGACAAAGAAGAACTGCAAGAATACAAGCAGAAGATCCAATTGCAAAAAGAGCACAACTAGCTTCTATATATCAAACTCCTTCTGTAGTAGCAGGTCAACCTGTTGTTATACCACCTACTCCTATTGTTACACAAACAGAACCTGTTTCTGCTTATGATTTTACTCCAACAACAGAAACATCTGCAATAGAACAGATAAGAACAAAATATACAGGTGATCCTTACACATATCCTACAACAGATATTACTAAAGCTCCATATCAAACACCACTTAAAAGATTGCTTATGGATCAACCAGAGGGAACAAAATATCAAGTTCCTGGCAAAAGATTACTTACTAGTGGTTATGAAATGCCGCAAGGTACATTTGGTCAACGAATGGGTACTGTAGGATTTAAAGATACACAAAATCAAATGGAAACATTATTTCCTGATCAAACTATTTCTGGACCTAAAGCAGATGAAGTTTCTCAAATGCCAGATCCTTATGCATATATGTTTGAAACACCTAAAAAAGCAGTACCTACTACTGTAGCACCAGTACAAGATCCGTATGGAATTGGTACTGCAGGTGAGTTTGCTGGAACACCTACTTTGTCAATACCAACAGATCCTAGATTAGATCTGCCTGTTGGGACAATTCCTGCAGAATCATTAGCACCTGATGTATCCTTGCGTCCTAAAGCAAGACCAACAAAAGTTAAAGGTCTTGGAGCAAAGAAAACAGACGATGATGTTATACCAGATACTTTCTTTACTAATCTTATAGGAACTGCAGGAAGATTAAAATCTGAAGTTGAAGAAGAAAACCTAGCTCGTTCAGCAGGAGTTAGTGTAGATGAATATAAAACTATGTCTAATTACGAAAAGTCACAGGCTTTAGGCGGTAGTAAGGCTGCAGATGATAGAGAAAGACAAGCTTTTCAAAATAAACAACAAAAACTAATTGCCTCAGGAGGAGATGTAGAAACTGCCTTTGCTGCAGAAATAGCAGGAGTAGATAAAAAAGAAAGACGTGATTTTATAAACAACTTAAAAGAAGATTATTTAAGAGCTACAGGACAACTGAAAGATTAGTTTTTTAACTAAGACTAAATTTACAACGATAAGGCTACCCAGCTACGGCTGGCCCCATATAAGAAAGGATACAGTATGCCTGAACTAGCAGAAGTAGAAACCCCAAAGAAACTTACTCCTCTAGAAGAAAAGATTAAACGAGAGGAAGAAGAACTACAAGCTTTAATGAAAGCTAGAACTGAAGAGATCGAAGAAAAAGCAGAAGAGCAAGAAGATAAACCTAGACCTCCTTCAGGATTAAGTAGAGCTGCAGCTAAAAAATGGCTTAGTGATAATGGATACGGAAACGTTGATAAAAAAGAAGCTTCTGATTATATTAAAAATCTACAAGAAGATTGGGATAGATTGAATAAATAAAAGACCGTGTACTAGCATCACGTAAAAATAAGCTAGATATGCTGGCTACTCATCCCCCATCCAACATGGCTACGGTGGCCCCAGTTAAGGAAATAAAATGTCTGAAGAAATGGTAGTGGAACAACCACAAAAATCTATGGCGTTTATGTCAAAGCCATATTCTAATCAAGATCGTATTAAAAAAGACGAAGAAGAATTAGAACAACTTATTGCACAACAAAAAGGTGAAGCACAAGAGGAATCTGTAGAAGAAGAACCTACAAGTGCAGAAGAAAAAAGTTTTAAAAAACGTTACGGCGATCTTCGTCGTCACATGCAGCAAAAAGAAAAAGATTGGGAAGATAAGTTTAAACAACTTGAAGGCCAATTAAAAGATATAACACGTAAAGAAATAAAACTCCCTAAGTCTGATCAAGACATTGAGGCTTGGGCTGCACAATATCCAGATGTAGCAGCTATTGTAGAAACAATTGCAATTAAAAAAGCTCGTGAACAAAGTGCTGGACTAGAAGATCGTGTAAAAGAAATTGATGAGCTTAGAGCAACAGCCTCAAGAGAAAAAGCTGAAGTAGAACTAATGAAAGCTCATCCAGACTTTGGAGAGATTCGTGAAAGTGATGATTTCCATGAGTGGGCAGAAGAACAACCTAAATGGGTTCAAGATGCTCTTTATGAAAATGATAGTGATGCTCGTTCAGCCGCACGTGCAATTGATTTATATAAAGCAGATCGTAATATTAAACCTAAAAAATCTGCAAATGAAAAAGATGCAGCACGTTCTGTAGGTAATCGTAACAGTAGAAGTCAACCTGATACAGACTCCGACAAAACAGTGTTTAGAGAAAGTGACGTAAATAAAATGACCGCAGCACAATATGAAAAAGCAGCCGATGATATTATGGAAGCTATTCGTACTGGTAAATTTATTTACGATATGTCGGGTTCTGCCCGATAAAAGGGTTGACATATAAGTTAATTATGATATAACTATATGTACAATGTAAAAAGTGTAGCCCCTTCATAGGTTTACCTACACTTTTTATAATCTTAGCAAACAACACGTACTTTCGGACTCACCTAATCCCTCGTGGCCCATAAGGTGTAATGTAGGCCAACATTACGTTTTATGCACCCTAGTACATTAGCCTCTAGTAAGTAAAGTTAGTTTTGCATCTGTGTGCTCATAATGCTATAAGGAGAATATCAATGGCATTTTCAACAGCGTCAGGTTACGGCAACCTGCCTAATGGCAATTTTAGTCCCGTAATCTATTCCAAACAGGTGCAACTTGCATTCCGCAAAGCATCTGTTGTTGAGGCAATCACTAACTCTGATTATTTCGGAGAGATTGCAAACATGGGCGATAGTGTTAAAATCATTAAAGAACCTGAGATTACAGTGAAAGCGTACTCACGTGGTACAACTATCACTCCACAGGATCTTGATGATGAAGACTTTTCATTGACCATTGACAAAGCTAACTACTTTGCCTTCAAGGTCGATGATATTGAAGAAGCTCACTCACATGTGAATTTCCAATCTATCGCCTCTGATCGTGCAGCCTATCGTTTGGCTGACCAATTTGACCAAGACGTTCTTGGATATATTTCTGGCTTTACACAGTCAGCAATTCATGGACGTGCCAATACAGCAAACACTACCGTAAATGGTACTAAAGCTATATCAACTGCTGGTTCTGATGAACTGCTTTCAAGCATGAAGTTAGACGCTTCTGACTTTAATGCTGGTACTAGTGGTAACTCTATCGTTGTCAAGCCTCGTACAGGTGCAGACACGTTGAACACCACTGCAGCTAATGCGACACCAATGCAAGTTATTGCACGTATGTCACGTAAGC